TTGAGAGTTTAGCGCTGTAGTTCCGTTTTTTCCATGCACTTCACCTCTCAAGCACTCCCGAGTCAAGCAAGGACACTCGCATGCCCAAAAAAGCACCGAAGGGCAAACCCAAGCACGTTCAGAAGCCAAAAGCCCGTCGCGTAAAAGACCCCGCCAAGAAACCGCTCTCGAAGCAAGAACTCAAGTTCGTTGCGTGTTTCGGGGGGAACCAGATCGAAGCGGCGAGGCTCGCGGGATTCAAGCAACCGGAGAAAGTCGCCTCCGTCATCTTCAACCGTCCGCAGGTGCGGGCGGCGATTGAGGCGAAGCAAGCCGCGTTCGTAAAGAAAGTCGGCGAGAGAGAAGCACGCGGCGTCACCGTCACCCGCAACGACATCATCAACCGGCTCGACGATCTCTCGCAACATGCCGAGAACGATTCCACCAAAGTCAGCGCGCTCCGCGAACTGGTAGACATCTTTGGGCTGTCAAGCAAGTACTCCGACCATGACCCCTTCGCCGGCTGGACGATTGAGGAACTCGAAGAATTTCACCGCTCTGGTAAGTGGCCTGCTCGTTATGCCGCTCCTCCGGATGAGTCTGCTGGTACTGATGCCGATGAAAGTTAGCTCCATCCCGCAGCTCGTGGACTGGCGCGTCCAACTCGATCTCTGGAAAGCCCATGCGCAGGTGCGCCTGAAGCTCGCGGAACATTCGCGCTACAAGCCTCCCGAGGATTTGAGCGTGAAAGTCGCCGACCGCGATGCCAGAGCGGAAGCGGCCACGCGCGACCCCTTTATCTGGGTGACCCAGCACGCCAAAACCTACAACGAGCACTGGGTCGAGGAAAAGCGCCCGGACCCTTACGAGTATTTTCCACCCTACGACTATTTCAAAGACTTGTTCCAGATTTTCGATGCCGAGCAGATTACCTGGATCGAGAAATCCCGCGACCTGATGATCTCCTGGGCCTGTGTGGCCTATCTGACGCTGAATGCGATGCGCGTGCCCCACCGCGGCGTGCTCTTCCAGACCCAGAAAGACGACAAAGTCATCCAGTTGGTCGAGTACGCGAAGTGCCTCTACCGGACGCAGGAGCAATGGTTGCAGGACGCTTATCCGCTGACCAAGCCAATCGATCAGCAGCCGGAACACTCTCTCAGCTTCGCCCGAGGCGGCTACGTCGTGGGCATTCCCGGCGGCGCCGACCAGGTGCGCTCTTATCACCCCTGGGGCTACCTCAACGACGAGTCGAGTTTTCAGCCTGACGCCGGCGAGTGCTACAACGAGGCCATTTCCGCCGTGCGCGGCAAGATCATTTTCAACTCCTCCGCCGGGCCGGGCTGGTACGCCGATGCCCGCAGGGATATTTCACGAACCGCCAAGTAGCAGCCCCAAGTAGCAACCCATGACCGATCCCGCACTTGAAGCACTGAAGCAGACCCGGGAGATGCCTCCCCAGAACACGGTGGAAGTGCGCCCCGGCGAGACCATCAAGCGCACCTCGGGCGGAATTCCCGTGGTGCGCATGCACTACGCCGTCCACCCCGAGCGCAATCCGGAAGACCATCCCGACTGGAAAACGGATGAGCGCAAGAAATACACCTCGCAGGCCGACTGGGACCGCGAGCAGGACATCATGGACGAGGCGGGCGGAGGAGAGCTGGTCTTCGCCGAAATTCTCTCTCGCTACCAGGACAAGATCGTCATCTCCGATCCGCGCTGGCGTCCCGACCCGGACTGGAAGATGGACGCCGGATTTGACCACGGGCGCGCCAGCCCCACGGCGATGCTGCGCTGCTACTCGGATTATGAAGGCACGCACTACCTCTGCGGCGAGTACTACCAGCCCGGACTGGAAATCTGGGAGCACGCGGCGGCTCTGCGGGAGATGCCCGATCTTCGAAAGTTGGAAACCGGAACCTGCTACGCCGATCCCTCGGTTTTTCCGGTCAACGCGCAGGCCAACGTGCCGACGCGCAAAGGCGAACGCGCCAAATCTCTGAACGAGATTTACGAGGAGAACGGCATCGACTTTCTTTCCCCGTTTCACGGCGACCACTCCGACGTGAGCTTCGCCGGCCGCCTGCTGGCGCACTGGGCGAATCTTGAGGAGCGCGAGCCCACGGTGAAGATCGTTTGCCGGAAATCCTGGGAGCGGCCCTTGTACGGGCTTCATAGCTGGGATTGCCCGAATCTGTTGTGGGAGCTGATGCGGACGCGGCGAGAGACGTTGACCGCGCAGCAATTGCTCACCCGAAACGCCTCCGAAGCCATCGTTCAGAAAGACGACCACGCGCGCGATGCCTGCAAGTATCTCCTGCTGTCTTACCCCGAGCCCACGCGAAAGCCTCTCCAGAAGCGCGTTTCCGAGCGCATCGATAAGCTCCTCAAGGACAGCGGCGGGGACATGACCCGCGCCATGCTCGGCCTCTCGAAGGTTCAGGAAGAGGAGCAGGAGAAGGAAGAGTGCCAGTCGGTCTACTACGGCGGCAATATCCGGCAGCGATTGGCGGAGGCGGCGCGCAAGAACAACCGAGGCAACCGATGAAATTCAAAACTGCAATGCGAAGCGTGCTGGCCATTTTATTGTTGGTCTTCCCTGTTGCGGCCCAGGTCTCGATCAACACCAACCTGACCACGGGCACGATGACTAGCAACGTGGCGAACCTCTACCGCTCGGCCTACCTGCACTTCCAGTTGGTGAACTGCGGCGACAATGTTCCCGTCGTTCCCGGCCAGCCTAACGCCGTCGTGCAGGATTCCTTTGACCTTCGCCCCGCGACCCCCGGTTCCGCCATCGTGGGCCAGATCCTCGGCAACGACCAGATCACCTGCGGCAACGTCGTCTCCACCTACTACGAAGTGACGGCCATGAAAGACGCCTCGCACCCCTTGCGCGACGGCATCCCTTACGTGATCTGCTCGGCCTCGGCAATGATCACCACCTGCGGCAACGGCAATAGCTTGGGAAGCTTCAACATCGTGACCGCCGATCCGATGAGCCAACCGCCGCCAGTTCCGGGCTTTGTCGAACTTTACGGCAACCCCACGAACAACCAGACGATCAATCAGCCCACCGGAACCCAGTTCGCCGGCATGGGCACCTTCACGTTTAATCAGGGCGTGCTGCTCGGGCCCGTGCTTTTTGCGCAACTGAGCACGCTGGTGGGCTTGACCAATGCCGTAGTCGTCTCGGATGGAACCTTTGGCTCAAATCCCTGCACCGGCGGCGGCAGTGGGGCAGTAGCCTTCTATGTGGCGGGGGCATGGACCTGTAGTCTTGGGGGCGGATCGAGCGGATCGAGTTTCAGCGGGAGCGTGGGAAGAATTCCCTTATTTAGTTCTACGACCGGCGGCGGCAACTCCTGTCTCGCCGATTCGAACACCGGGTCGGGCGGGAGCATCTTCAACGCCTGCGCCACGGAGACGCTAAATCTTGCCTCGTTCACCGGGATCACCTGGCCGGCCACGGTTGTGTTCAATAACCTCACCGCAACCAATGCAACGTTTGGCACTGTGAACCTCAACAACTTCGTTCTGAATGGTCCGGCGGCCATCACCACGCCCTGCCCCTCGGTCGCGCCCGCGAGTCCCTCTTCCGGGCACGCGGAGCTGGCGATTCTTTATCCCTCCTGTCTCTTCGGGGAGTACCCCGGCGGCGGCTCGGCCTTCTACCCATTCCCCATGCAGTACGCGACGTTCCCGACCGGAGGCAACGTCAGCGCCAGTGGGGCGAATACCCTGTTTGGCGACGTGTCCTACGTCGATGCCGTGGCGCCGGGCTTCACCTCGACCGACGATTGCGCCTCGATCGTGGCGGCCCAGAACGCCAATACCACATATTCCCCAGAAGTGGACGCCCGAGGCTTTCAGGGTCTGTACGACTGTGCGAACGCGAGCATCATGTCGTTGTTCTCGGCGAGCTATCAGGGCGCACTCACCTTGGGGCCGGCGCAGATCAAACCCACGAACGGCATCGGCATCCCGCGCAAATCCATGCTCCACGGGCAGGGCTGGCAGACCGGCTCGGGCCAGCCCTACGTGGGTTCGACCGTCTTCCAGGCCAATAACATCCCGACCAGCACCCCGCTGATGGGCTTCACCGACGACGACATCACTTTCAATTTCAACGCTGGCGCAGTGTTCGACTCACCTGTCGATGAAGTCACGCTCGACTGCCAGAGCGTAGCCGGCTGCATCGGCTTCGCAGACTACGTGGGACAGGAAGGATCAGGCCTTTTCCGCTCGAACATTCTCGGGTTCGGCAACGGAGGGATCGGCCTGCAGATCGGCGGCGCCGACGTTGCGGCTCCTCCCGGCACGCCGGTCAACACTTACGGCCAAGCCGTTCCTTGCAATTCTTCCACTTGTCCGATCACCTTATCGCTGCCCCAGAACTACGGCGACCTGATCGCCATCTGCGCCCGCTGGACGCCCTATACCGTAACCCTCACCGGCGCCAGCAACGCAACCACCCATGACACGTATTCACTTGCTACGGGCACTGCCGTCGTCGATGGCACGCTCGAAGGCGGCGGCTGCGTGTGGGATAACAACGTCAATGGCGGGACCGGGACGATCGGCCTCACCTTCAGCGGATCCGT